GCCGCCGTCAGATCAGCCAGCGCCCATGTCTGCGCTCCTGTGCTGTAAGGCATCTTGTTGGCCGCGCTCGTCAGAGCCGCTATCGCTGCGAGGTCAGCGTCATACGCCTGCACATCCGTCCCGATGACCAGACCCAGCAGCGTCCGCGCCTGCGCCGCCGTCTTGGCAACCAGGGCAGTCCCTGCCGAGTTCACAAAGATGCAGCCATCCCCGTTCGCCGTCATCGTGGGCAGTTTGTCAAAGGCGTCGTCGATCGACGTGAACTCAGCGCGCACCGTCGCCGAGGTCAGGTTTGCGCTCGTGGCCGGTGCGCCGCTTGCGTTGTAGAAGTCGTTTGCCATGTGGTTACCTCACCCTGCGGCGTGGGATGTAGTCGATCAGTGCCCCGCTGAATTTCAGGGGCGCGAAGTAGTCGGAGTTCGAGCGAATGCTCAGAGACACGTTTTCGGCGTTGCCCGGCATGTCGCAGCGCGAAGGAGCCAGGGTCTGGCCGTCCCAAATCACGCCGGCCTGATCCCAGCTCACGCCAGAATCCCAACTGCTGCCGGTCAGGTTCGGCGTAGTGGTGATCTCGCCGGGCTGCGAGATTTCAGCGGACGAGTACCCCAGCGAATAGCCAAAGGTGAATTCCGCATACCCGCTGCCGGACACCTCGAACGACACTCGCTTGAAACTCTTGAGCACCCCAGGCGATTTGATGTTGGCCCAGGCCATGGTCAGGTGCGCGTTGATCGCGGCCCCGTCGTGGCTCGTGCCCTTCTCCATCTGGTAGACCATGCCGTCGTCACTGCCGAAGAAGATCGCCTCGCTGCCGTCATTCATCTCCACCGACAGGCAATTGCGGACCACGTTCGGGAACAGGATGGGCATCATCCCCAGCAGCTTGTTGTTGTCGAAGGTGCAGTACAGCGCGTAGCCGTCGTTGAAAAACAGTCGGTACTGGCTCTTGTTTCGCGCGATGCATGAGTCCGTGGTCTTCGTGCGCTTGTCGGTGAGCCACGTCTGCACCCTGCGGCTCAGGGTGGCCGCGGCGAAGTTGCCGAAGTTCTGCGATGCCGCCAGGGTGGTGATTCCGCGGTCATCGAACATCACCGTGTCGGTCATGCGCTGCACCGAGTTCGCAATCGCGCCGGCGTTCTGGTCCTTGTAGGTGGTCAGGTTCCAGTCGCTGGAGCCCGTGCCGTACAGGATGCAGATCCGATTGCGCGAGTAGATGCCGAGTGCGCCGCTGTTCGTTGACCCGGGCTCGCTCATGAACCCCGTGATGGTGTCGCCCACCGCGAGCTCTCCAGCACCTGAGACGACAGACCACGCGAACGGCGTCCCAGGGCCCGAGTGCTGGGCGCTGCCGGCGAAGGCCAGGAACAACTGATTCTTGTGTGCCCATATCTGATGCGGCGTGTCCGTCGTCATGCCGGTGGCAATCGGGATCAACGTGGTGCCGTCGAACTCGAATGCACGGTTCTTGCCGTCGCACCCGTACATCTTGGCCGTCGTGGCTCCACCGCCAAAGTTCTCGACGATGCACTTGAACCGGCCCGACGGCACGGCGAAGCTGATCGCCGACGAATTACCGGCGATGGTTGCCACGTTCAGGTTCGCGCCGACGTTCAAGTTCTCGGACTGGAACGTGCCGGTCTGGCTGGCGAATGTGAACCGGCCTGCAGCAGTCCCTGCCGCCCATGTCCCGGATGCCAGTGCAACCCCGGTAACGACTGCCGTCGCCCCGCTCGTCGCCCCGGTGATCGTGTCGCCCACGGCCACCACGTAGGTGCCGCCCGAGGTGTAGGCCAGTTCCCGCCCGAGACTGACCGCGCTCCATCCGCTGGATGTGGTCTTGTACATGACGGCCGCCGACGCCCCGGCGTTGTTGCGCCAGGCGTAGAGCACGTCGTTGAGCCACCCGAGGCCCAGGATTGCGCCAGACCCAGGCACTGCAGCGATCAATGCCCGGTACACGTCCGCCGCGAGGTTGGTGTACTGCGCGTGGAGCAGCTGCGTCGTCGCGCCGCCCACGGCCACCGGACCGGTGCAGGTTCCCACCACGGTTGACCCGACCTTGATATTGCCGGTGGCGAACACCCCGGTGACCTTGGTCAGGACCGCTTTCCCGGTGGGCAGTGCGATGACGGTGCCGTAGCTCGTCGCCGCGTTGTCGGTGAGCACGTCCCCGATGTTCACGGTCCCGGTGATCGTGCAGGTCAGGATTGAATAGGTGGCGTCCGATGGTGCCGCCTGGCCGTCCTTGCGCTCATACCCCCATGTGGTGTTGTACCCGCCGTTGATGTCGATCTCGAAGTTCTGCGCGCTGCGCACGAACCCCGGTGGGACATCCAGCGGAGGGGTCACCGTGTCGAAGCCGCCAGCGAACCCGATGTAGGTCTGCTGGACGGCCGGCAGGTTGTCGGGCTGCCTCATGCCAGCGGCCCCGCGATCCCGAAGCCTGGGCGCCGGGCGACTTCCATCTTGGTGATGATCTTCCTGTAGCCGCGCTCGGCCTTGGCCATGGCGTCAGGCGCAGATTCATGGGTGGCGTAGGACTTGAGCGCCTCCCACACGATGATCATCTGCCACTGCCGTGGAATCAGCGGCTCATCGGAGTCCGCGCTCATGACCTGGGCGCGCTTCCAATACTCGCCCACCACGGTGTAGATGGCGTCCGGGATCGGAAAGAAGGCCAGCGACTGGTCCGGCTTGATGCTGAACTCGATCGGCTTGCCGGTGACGGTGCGATTCGCGCCGAACACGCGCGCATCCCGGAACACTTCCCACGGCACGTAGGTCAGCCACGTCTCATCAGTCGCCCCGGTGGATGTCAGGTAGCAGCGCAGCGAATCCCGCTTCCAGGTCTGCTGCTCGCTGTACCCGGCCGCCGTCGGCGTGTAGTTCTGCGTCGAGGCCGACGTCGAGAACGAGAAATCGAAGCGCAGCCAGTCCCAGTCAGGGTGCAGATTCTGGATCGTTTCGTAGGCCGTTGCGATCCAGTCAACCACACGCTCCATTTCCCCGACTTGTGACGTGACCGTGCTCGGGCCAGTCCCTGAGATACCAGCCTCCTGGCGCAGCCGCTGGCACAACTCGAGGTAGGTCATGCGATCAGCCCGCCGTCGCCAGGGTGTACCGCAGCCAGTCCGCGCCCTTCGGATTGGGGTCGTGCAGGACGCTGAACGGGTAGCGCAGGGCCGTGGTCGGCACCTGGACCTCGTGCATGATCCCGTCTTCGTCACGCTTCTTTTTCTGCGTGTAGGTCGTCGGCTTGCGGGTGGCCAGGATCTCGACGAACTTGCGCGCCACGGTCTTGGTCTCGCCGCGCACGAACACCTCGCGCCGGCCGTTGTTGAACAGTTCGAAGACCTGTTCGGCGTTCTGGTCGCTCGTGGTGTGGACCATGATGGTCACCGGCTCCTCGAAGAACTGTAGCATGGCCAGCTTCTCCTGGTCGAGCTCTTTCAGCGGGCGGTCCACGATCTGCACGTACTGAGGCTGCAGGGCCTCGCGTGCCGGGCCGGTGGACTTCATCACGCGGTCGTGGTCCTGTCCGATTTGCTGCTCCAGAGGCTCGAAGCCTTTGGACGGTGCAACCGGGTTGTTCTTGGCGTCGGACGGGCCGCTGCCGGGGATTCCTCGGGGCATGTGTTTCTCCTGTGAAGACAAAGAAAAAGGCCCCGGAGGGCCTTGGTTGAGTGGCGTTTAGGCCACGGTGTCGGCAAACGGGGTCGCTTCGGTTCCTGCGGCGTCGCCCGTGATGCGGACGTACCAGAGGTTGGCAGCCAGGCCCTCGATCTCGACGATCTGGCCGGCCATGCCGCCCGTGCTGTTGGACGTGCCCAGCATGTCGATGGTGTCGTAGGTGTTCGCCGCGACGGCTTGCCAGCTCACGACGCTGTTGTCCGTGTTGTTGCCCATCAAGGCGTAGCCGATCATGATGTCGGCCCCAGACACGCTCTTGATCGTCGCGGCACCTGTGAAGGTGGTTTTGACGATGAACTTGAACTGCAGGCCTGCAGATGCGGCCGGCAAGGTCACCGCGATACCGCCCGCACGGTCCAGCACGATGGTCTTGCCGTCATGCGCGGCCTCGGTCACGGCCAACGTGGCTGCCGTGCAGTTCACGATGCGCGTGGACACATCGCAAGCCCGGTTGATCTCGGCGGTCGTGGCCAGGACGCCATCGAGGAGTGCGAGCTCAGCGTTGCTGATTTCGCTCTCGACCCCAGCGTCGGAGACGACAACCATCTTGGCGAACTTGTTGAAGTAGAGCTTCTGGCGGATCTTCACGAGATCCATGATTCTGGTGAGCATGATTTACCCTTTCTGTGAGCGTCGATGTGCTCTTTGAATGCAATGGCGGGACATGAAAAAGGCCCGCGCGGAGGCGGGCCTGTGTTGCGTCAAACCCCGATCAGGAGGTCTGCGGACGATCGGGCAGCACCGCCACGTTGACGATGGCGTTGGTGAAGCCCGTGGCGTTCCAGTTGCTGGAGCCAAAGGTGATGGTCCCCGCAGTGCTGCCCGCCTTCAGGATCTGATAGGCGAACGGAACGAAGTTGTCGGGGATGTTGTCCGGGAACTTCGGCGGCACTTGGAATGCCACGCCATCCCAGTCAACGATCGGACCGGCAATGCACTTCACAGTGCCACCGGAGATCAGGCCCCACACCACGGTGCGCGCCTTGTTCGCCGTCAGGGTGATGGCAGAGCCGGTCACGTGGTCGGTGGTGGGTGTGGCGCCATCGGTGACTGCCGTCTTGGTGGCAATCTTGCCGCCGATGACGTAGTTGATGGTCACGGTGGTGTCGTAGACCGTCTCGGCGCCGGTTGCGGTCAGCAGGCCCGACGTGGTGCAGAAGTTCTGCCCGAAAAGTGCGTTCTTTTCCATGATTGATTCCTTTCAGTTCATGGGTTGTGGTTTACAGGGCGGTGCGGGCAACTTCGCCCACGGCCATCCAACCGTTGTTGGCCACCAGGACGGCGGACCAGAACTTGGCGCCCACGTAGCCGCGCTGGCCGGCAGGGTCGTTCTTGTCCTTCTGGCTGGGCTTGAGGTCGATCAGGTCCATCGTCTCGACGCCACGCAGCGCCACGTCGAAGACGGCCTCCTCGCCCATGACGAGCATCGGATACACGTCCAGGGTGGTGTTGTCCGCGGCGTACATGCCGGTCGAGCCGATCGCTGCACCTGCGGCCAGGTACGGCGCCAGTTCGGGCGACAGGATGAAGCGGAACGACTCGCACGAACCGATCTCGAACTCGTTGATCGGCTGGCGATTGGCGTACTTGGCCACCGGCACGAAGTTGGGCAGGTCACGGATGTCCGGCTCCAGATCGGTGTGGCCAAACACGACGTAGCTCGCCTCGATCGCCGCGGTGTCGTAGTCCGGGCTTGCGGCCAGGATGCGAGTCTTTTGCTTGGCGTGGTTCGCCTTCAGCGTGATCGCGATGTTGCGCAGGAAGTTGATCTTCACCGGCTCATCGACCGTTGCGCGCGTGGTGCCACCGGAGTAGCTCACGTTCGTGCAGGCCTTCATGGCGCCGTAGCGGATCATCTCGCGCACCAGGCCGGTACGCTCGCCCACCGCGATCTTCTGGTCTTCGGGGATGTCATCCTCGTAGAGCAGCGCGGCCTTGTCGGTGTAGCTGTACAGCACGATGTACTGCTGCATCGTCACCGCCACGTCGTGGTAGGTGATGGTGTCAGCCGCAGGGGTGACGCCTTCGCTGGCCACGTGCGCGGAAGCCGTGACGCTCCAGCGATTGATGGTGCTGGAGTTGGTGGAGGCCCCGCCGTAGGGCAGCACGCGACGATAGGTCACGTTGTCGCCTGAATTCTTCGGGATCTTCTTCATCGTCGCGCCCAGGGCGAGCACTTCGACAGGGAGAGCATGGGCGATCATCTCGCCCTTGATCTGGTTGATGCGACCCGCTTGGGTCGAATAGGATTGGATCGTCATTTCAAAACCTCATGAATGGTTCATGTGGCTCGCTGTTTCTTGCGGACCATCTCGAATCCGCGAGCGAACCCTTCTTCGTCAGGGATGACTGACTGCACAACACCGCCGCCGCCTTGCGGGGCAGTGGCGCGAGCCAGCCGCGTTTGTTTTCCAGCAGCTGCTTGCTTCGCTTTGTCAGCGGCAGATTTCCACTCGCCGTAGGCGTCCAGGGCCTTGTGGATGAAGGCGGGATCTGAGGAGGATTCCACGGCCGCCTTGATCGAGGGATCGAGTACCCCCAACCAGAGCGAGAAATCGTCCGAACCCATCTTCGCCATCCAGTCCGGGTGCTTGGCTTCCAGCGCCCCCTCGGCCTTGAACCGTGCGCGCTCGGCGTCCAGGTCCACTTGCGTGGCGGCCGCGGGTGCTTCTGTCTTGCCCGGCTCCTGCTTTGCGGCAGGTTCCTCGCCCATGATCTCGCCCAGGTCGTCGGCAATGGCTTGCGCGATCTCCGGGCCAAGCTCGTTCTCCAGCCGCTTGAATGCCTTGCCGGTGATCTGCGGGGTTTTCCCCTTTTTCAGATCGCCCAGGATGCGCTCCACCTCGCCAAACTTGCCCATGGTCTTGTCGCGCACCTGTGTGACCTGGCTTTCCAGAAGCGAGACCTTGGCGAGTGCCGCCTTGATCTGCGATTCGGTCATGCCGGCCAGCACGATGGGCTCAGGCTCATCGACTTTTGCGGGGGTGCCATCCGGTTGAGCGGCTGTCGGCTCGTCCTTGGTCAGATCCTTCTGTGGCTCGCTCGTGGATGTGGGCTTTTCGTCCCCATGCACTTTGTTGCGAACGGCATCGAATCCGGCTTTGAACGAGGCTTGCGCCTGCTCGTCGGTTTGGCCTTGCGGGCTCCCTTGGGGGTCCGCTTCGGTCTGGGTGGTTTCGGGGGTGGCTACCTCTGACATGTGTGCTCCACAAACAACAAAGCCACCTCAGTGGGCGGCTTCACGACGACACCCGGCCTTGCGGTGGGG